ACTGCTATTGTCATGTTTAGAACGGAGGTTTCGGAGTTTCCGCTGCCGTGACACTTGCGTCGACTGCCGTCGCTACAGCGACAGGCGGAACTGGAGGAACAGCATCAGGAGGAGCGACCTCAGCAACGCCAGGTGTCGTGACCACTGGCGCAGGAGCAACTGGAACTACTGGCGCCGTAACTGGCTCAGTTACAACTGGCGGTCCAGCGACTGGTGGTGCAGGCGGAACAGTTGGTGCGGCGCCAGGAACAGGAACCGGTTGTCCTCCCGGAGCAACTCCAACTACAGGAGCATCGACGACTGGAACTGGCGGTGCTCCCGCCATTGCTCCAGCTAATGGAAGCAATTTACGAACTTCATTGCGAGTTGAGCCGTTGTATTCCGTTAGTCCGAGTTCGACTGTGCACATTGCATTGAGGAGTGCATTCGCAACTTGGTCATCACTCGGTTGCGCAGCAAAGAACTCCATGCCAAGTCCGAGGATCTTCATCTTTGAGAAGAAGAATGCGAGCGCCTTCGCATTGTCTGGTGTGACAACGTAACGGTCCCACACTTTGCGATTTGCATGCGGACCGTTGATGACGGTCATCTCAACTTCAAACATTGACTTTCCGGTTTGCGAAATCTTGTGAGTCGATTTCCCAATCTTGATGTCGTATCGTCCTACTGGAAGCGGATCAAATCCGCCAGCCTCCTTGGCTGATTCCAGCATCTCATTCCATGTCGGTGACATTTTCTCTCTTTTCTTTTAGGCTTGGTCAGTGCTGTAGATTTTTGCGAGCATCTCTGTTATGTTCGGGTTCTCTACCACTATTCCAAGTTTTCCAGTTCGGTCGCCGGCTTCAAATGCGCCTGCTTGACCGCACAATAGTCGATGCCGTATCTCACCTGTCGTCGCATCTGGTTCTGTCCACATGTAACCAACGACATCGACGTAGTACGGAAGAGTGTTCGCGAGCGCACCTTGAACGTACGGTCGCTTAATGCCGTCGTAGTCGCGAGTCATCGCGATGAAGGTGACGACTTGTAGAGGATTTGTCGGGTGGATGATCAAGTCACGATATGACCGCACGAGTGACGACATCTTACGGAGAAGTTCGCCCCAGTCCTGGATCTTCATCGCTTCTGTGCCAGCAAGAGCATCCACGCAGCGTTGCTGAGTTTCCGACAATGAATCAATTGCGGCAGACTTGAAGTGATGTTGACCGCTATTCAACCAGTCGTATGTTCGTTGTACATCGGAGAACGTCCGTACATGGACCACAGCGGTATCCCACGTCCCATCTGGGACAGGAGGAGCCTCCATCATAGGATTCCATTGAATCTTCCTCGAATTGGTGAATCTGGTACTCGCGCCACCTTCTGCATCAAGGACAAGCCGTGGTGTCGGACTCGTGTCGGAGAGAAACGACTTACCGGTCTTGCTGTAGCCGTGGATGAGAAAACTTACGCCTTGCTGCATTACAGATTGACCTCTGCTTCTGATGAGTACCGCTCTAATGGATTATGGATCATGTACGATGATTCAATGACGCCTTCCGCATACGAGCCGTCATCGAACATCGGGCAGACTACTCGAAACTCGCAGTCCCAAGCGCAGTCTTTCGTCGGATTTGGATATGCAGCAATACGAGGATCTACACCGTTGTCAAGTGCGTCAACGACATCGATCATATCGGAGAGAACACCGAGGATTCGATACCAGTAACTGCGAAGACCAACGTCTGTGTGGTGGATCGGCTCTCTCAAGTAGAACGGAGGTTTCGCCGCCGCTGTACGCTTAACTTTACGAAGCATATTGAGCATTCCACCAGTGACGTGTTGGTCGACTGGAAGTGTCAATCGTTCAAGCAACTGGTACATGAGTGGTTGCTCGTTGATCTCGAGCGTTTTTGTCAAGCCATCGAATGATGCGCATGTCTTATGGTCCATCGAGAACAGACGATCATCAGTGATACGACGGACCCGAGTATCAAGTTTACCGATAATCTGTACTGGCACTCGAAGACCTTCGAAGTCGGCGATGAGTTCTTTCTCCACCGCAAGCACTTCAATGTCGTCGTCAACACCAGTGTCTTCGACCCATTGGACGTAGCCTTCGATCATGATGAGTGCTAAATCAGCTTCTTTGTTGAGTTCATCTCGCGCCGTCGCATCTTCTGGGTCGAGTTGGTTTCGAGCTGTTTCGTACTGTTCTCGAATCTTTGCGATCGGATCGCCAGGAACAGGAGCATATTTCACAGCGAGCGCTTCGTGAATTCTTGAGCCTAAAGGAAGCGGGCCAGTAACTCGTTGGTCGATCTTGCGAAGCTTACGATAGTTACCCAGCCACCAACGCCTCCGACAACGTCTGAATGATGAGATTTCAGAGTTGCTGACGTGCATTTCGTCCCTTCGTCATACTCGATAATAACACGTTTGTCAGGACAAGCTCTGGCCAAATAGAAATTTTTTGAGGGTTTCTTTGTCACGGAGAATCTCGTTGAGGTTCTCATCCTTTTCACGGAGTCGTTCAATCTGGCGTGCCATTTCGAGTGTTCCTTCAGTGAAGATGTCAATGATCGTCACTTGCTTGTGCTGTTCAGAACCAATACGGTGCACTCGATCTTCAGTTTGCTGGTTGTCGATTATCGACCAGGAACGCTGAAGACGAACAAGATACGGACTAGTCGTCAGTGTGATGCCAACTCCACCAGATTGAGCCATCAACAAGATCACTTGGACTCGCCGTTGCTGGAAGTCATCGATGATCGCTGCTCGTTGGTCCATCGACTGGCCGCCATGGATGCTCGTGAACGTGATCCCGTCTTTAAGGAGTCGTTCTTCGCAGAGGTGAAGAAGTTGCCGTGACACCATGCTGATGGCGCACGATTCGTTTCCGATGTCACCAAGAACTTCCGACATTGCTTCGACTTTGCATGACGGCATTTGGAGACCGACTTCACCGTCGTCAAGAATTTCCGCGTATGCGCCAGCGAACTGGAGCATCCTCGTGTATTGGGCGAGAGGATTCGTCGTGACAACGACACCGGTTTCAAGTTCAGCGATCATCGTCGCTGCCATGTCATTATAGGCATCCTTCTGCTTCTTCGCCATCGTGCAGATTCGCTCTTCGAAGACTTTTGCTGGTAAGAACGGCAGCAAAATCTCCTTTGGCACTCGACGGAAACGCGGGTCAAGGAACGAGAACAATTCTTCTTGATTGAGTGGATTCACTCCGCCGATGTCAAGTCCGCCCCACGTGTTGAACTGTGCCATCGCATATCGATCTATGAATTGGCCTTTGCGAGGAAAGTCCTGCGGCGAATTGCCGTGCATGATCGCCCAAAGGTCACCGAGGTGCGTGGCAACTGGAGTTCCTGTCGCATCCCAGCAGTAGCGAACGGTATCGGCATGTTGCAGCGCCCAGGAAGCTCGAGTCTGTTTGCTCATTGGATCTTTTGCGCGGTGAGCTTCGTCACGGATGACCGTTCGCCACGGAATGTTATTGAGAGCCTTTACGTGGACCTCGCAGCGATTGTCTGTGATACCAGGGTTCTCGCCACCGTGCTGAACACACTTCGTCAGCGCGACAGAGCCATACGGTGCAAGACGAGAAAGAGTACGAACAGATTCCCAGTTGATGATGACAAGTGCTCGTTGACCGTCTTCGATTCCTTCAAGTTGCTTCTTACGAGTTTGAGTCCCACCGTCAAGGACGATGATCTCACAAGGCATATTGAGCGCTGTTGCTTCATCTCGCCATGCAGAACGAACACCGTTCGGAGTAATGACTAACGCCGGCCAGCCGTCGTTAGGAATAGCAAGCAGAAGTTGGCGAGTCTTACCTGTGCCCATTGGATCACCAAGTAAACCTCTCTTAGTAGTTTGAAGCCACTGGACACCAGCCCGCTGTGGCTCAAAGAGCCGAACGTCTTTTCCAGCGACACCATTCTCGTCAGGACGAATTGCGTCGCGAAGTGCCATCGAAGGGTCGATTCGTTCAGATCGTTCTTTAGCGGCCCAAGTCCAGAGTTCATCACCGATCTCAAGTCGCTCTTGGAAGATTCCACGGAGTGCGACGCAACTTGCCCAACTTAGCGGAAGAGTCCAATGATCAGGGTGCCCCGGAGTATCGTACCGAGAACCAGGGATGCTTTTAATGGCGTAACGATCACGATACTCTGTCGTGACATCAATCACATCATCGATAATCTCAGCTCGTGGCATCTTTTCCGTCCTCGTCCTCTACTGAAATTATAACACAAATGTGCTTATCGTCGGAACAATGATTCATCAATAAATTTGTTATTTGCGAGAAAAAGTAGAAGGTGTCGTTGGGCATCTCTCGCATGATCATTTCTAGGCGGTTTCGGCCAACCAATGTGATTGAGCCGCTCATCGGTCCCAAATCGCTTAGCATCTGCTGCGTTCTGTAAGTGAAACTCAACGTTCCCTCGATCACACATGAATCTAAGAGCTCCGATCTGCTCGAGTGGCCATGGAGCCTGGCTAAGACGTCCGGTTTGTCCACTGATGATGTATCGTTCGCAACAGACAAAGTCAATGTGACCAGGCGGCTCAATTAATTTGACTGCGAACCACAAGAATTGTTGATATTCAAGTTCGCCCTCATCGAAGTACTCTCCGTCCCAAAATGCGTATCCAGTCGTCTTACCGGGGTCAACTGCCAGAACACTTACTATAAACCTCCATTGAGATATTCAATGGCTCGTTTCACCGCTGGTCTAGACATATTTTGCGCCCCAACGATCTAATGGTCCGTCAGCGCTTACTGTAAGCGGAACTGCCCAACGATCGTCAGACATAACTTTAACTGTTATACGCTTTATTTCTTCAATATTTTCTAGTGGCGCGTCAATGATTACCTCGTCATGAACTGGAAGAGTCAAAAATTCTCCGACTTCACTATTATCAAGTCTAACAAGTGCCTCTTTAAAAATATCCGCAGCAAGTCCTTGAATAAGTGCATTCACAAGTGCATAATCACGATCGTCAGGCGCGATCTCAAGCCGACCAATTGGAGTATTAACGTATGCGATTCCTTCTGTCTCTTTCCGCATCTTGACGACTTTGTTGACGGTACTTTGAAATACTCTGACTCCAGGAAACATTGCATCGTACTGAGTGAGGAATGCCTTCGCATTATCTAATGGAATACCGGCCGTCCAGGCGATCTTCTCTGGGCCTGCACCGTAGATCTTTGCAAATCCCACACTCTTCGCAATCTGCCGCCGAACATCACTCTTTTCGATTGTGTCGTCACCGTACACACGGCGAGCAGTAGCAAGATGGATGTCACCAGAGTTGATGGCATCGATGAGGTTCTTGTCTTGAGCATAGTGAGCAAGACATCGCATCTCGATGCCGTCAAAGTCTGCGCTGATGAGACCGTTGCCATCACGAGGAATGAAACAGTCACGAACGACTCGACCTCGAGGGAGAGTCTGCAATGCCGGGTGTTCCATCGACATACGACCAGTCCTGGCACCGACTTGATTCATACGAGGATGCACGAAACCGTCAGCGTCTGCGTAGTCGAGAAATGGATCTAGGTATGTCGACCTGATCTTCTCACTTTTCCGTCGAGCCAGGACTTGATACGCAAGCATTTGCCCAGCACCAAAGGTCGTTGGATCGGCATCTTCAAATTCACAACCGAGTATTTCCTCAATAGTCGACTCGTCAAAAGAGTATCCACCGGTTGCAGTTCGACGACCGAGATCAACGCCAAGTTCGAGGAGTTGCTCAGTGACTTGCTTGTTTGAACCAGGACTGATTCCGTACGTAACTTTGCACCAATCTGCTACAGAATCTGCAAAGCTAGCGAGTTGACTAGACTTCTCTCTAGTGTATGTCAGGTCAATTCTAGATCCTCTAGCCTCCATATCGGTAAGAACCCATTGGACTGCCTGTTCAAGGTCGTAAACCGCCTTGTAGGTAGTTTCGACTATCGGATGCAACTTGTCGAACAAATGCGCCGTCAGAACGGTATCGAGCGCACCGTAACACCAGTATAACTGGAAGTCTACCGGCACGGAAGCCCACGTCCAGTGCTGCTCACTCATGACCGCATCGAGTTGCTTACTCGCGTACGCCGCCGTCGAGTCGACAAGTCGTGATGCGTTTGACTTCAGTGCTGTTGAACCAGCTGGATTGATCAGGTGGCACATCAATCGAGTATCGTGGATATTCTCACGTGGCATTCGAATATTGCCGTGGTGCTCGATGAACCTGACGTCAAACTTTGAGTTGTGGCCAACCATTGGTTTGTCCGTGTACTTTGAAATCGCCTCCAACGCGACCCCGCCCCATTGATTCCACGGAATTGCCCAGCCAGTACCGAGATCACCGAATTGGACGAGACGAAGTACATCGATATTCGGATCAAGTCCTGACGTCTCTGTGTCGAAGCCGAGAACTGTCCGTCGTTCTCCGAGCCACGACATGAACTTCTCTGCCGATTCAACTGAGTTGACGATTTCTAGGTTTGGATTACCGAGACTCATGATTCCTTCACCATTGTGACTCCAATATTGTATTGTTTGAACAATGCCTCTGTGGCAAGCGGATCGCGTTTCATCTCATACGGTGTGATGAGCATCACAACTCGTTTAATTCCAGAATTCGAAATAGCAAGAGCACATCGTAAACATGTGACAGCATTGACATAAAGTGTTGCTCCATCTTTTTCAAGCCAGAGATTGCTCGCTCTCATGATTGAGTTTAGCTCAGCATGTATCGCGTGACAGTCACGATAGTGCGGATCGACATGATCTTCGCCGTACTCCTTTGCATTCATTGCTCGAATGCACCAGTTCTCGCACATCGATGTGCGCTCTTCGTTCGCTGGTGCTCCGTTGTAACCAACGGACAGAATTCGATTGTCCTCAGAGACGATGACGGCACCGTATTGAGCACGTGAGCAAAGACTTCGCTGGCCGACTAACTTCGCTGTACCCATCCAGAGGTCATCCCAAGACAATCGCATCGCCATCTCCCATTTCGTCAATTGCCGTTTGCTGTTTCTGGTGCCAGTAATCGGAATATCCGTGTCTCGGTACTATGACAGGAGTCTCGATAAGACCTTGAGCATGAAATCGTAGTTCTTCAAGAGTGATATCATCCCAACCAATGCCGTTGTGCTCCATACGCGGTTGCTTTGGTTCAGTGAGCATATCAATCTTGTCGAAGTCTTTCTCGTATAAGTGGAACGAAATGGCATGATGGTAGTACGGGCCAGCCTCAATACCGAGAACATGAGCGATTGCGAGTTGGAGTTGAGAAAATTGGCCCCAATCATGTGGAGTTCCCCACCACGCGTCATTGCTTCGCATCGTGACGTGGAGAATGAGTTGATCTTTGCGGATGAAGAATTGAAGCACAGTCGTACACGGAACGTCTTTTGGCTGCACCGCATTGAAGAGGTCGAGCATCGGATCCCAAATCGTGATGAGCGCCTGTCGAGTGTCTTTGTCTGCCTTCAAACGATTGATGGCACCTTCTAATTGCGCACCGATACGAACGCCGTATTGGCCATGGAATGCTTCACCGTTCAAGTATCGTGCCATATTTGGAGCAGCTTTGATGAGTCGATTTGGGTACGACGTACCAGTGATAAGCGTCAGTGATTCCATACTGATGAGTTTCATACTAAGTTTGCGATTGATGCCATGAACGATCGCAGAGTGTGGATCAAGTTTCATGACCACATCCATGATCTCTCGTGTCGCTTGACCACGAGGACTTGCTGGCTCACCGTCATCACGAAGCCATTTCAACAACTGCGGATAATCCCAACGAACATCTTCGATGAGTAGTGATGTTCCTAGGTCTTCCACGGGTCCTCGTCCTTTGACGTAATAAACGGTATATTGGCGGTGTGACACGCCAAGTCTGCTTCTTCGTCAAGTGATACGACGAATGGATTGTAAAGCGCGTCCCATGCTCGCGGTAAATCTTCTCTGCAGTCAATGAACCCAGCCGCGACTGTATTGTCGAGTCCGAACTCTTTGATGATGCCGTACTCTTTCGTTCCTTCGTACGGCATGAAGGCAATCGCGGTCTCTGATGCGCCGATGTACAATTTCGTCGGTCGACGCGGTCCGACATACGATTTGAACCAACCAGTTTGCTCCGCGCTGATTTCTGATGAACTACCGAGCAATGCAATAGGCGCGGCGTCATGGAATCCAGTGGTTGAACCAAAGACTGGAAGTGTTGTCCTCGTGATCGCTTCACGGTACTTGGTGATGATCGCAGGAATCTCTAAAGGATCGATGTAGTCATCTCCACGGTCAACGACTCTGGCAGCAAGTTCGACGAGAGGCATCTCAGTGTAAACGAGAAGTGCACCCTTCGCTTTGAAGTATGAGTCCATATGCCAGTAGATGACTGGGTCAATTCCACCGTCATGACGTTTCAATGGGCCATACACATCTGCACCGATGTGCCAACGATCACAGATTATTGATTTGCTCTCAAACGGAACATAATCAAAAAGTGGGAGTTCATATTCATCGAGAAGATGACTTGTCGGCACTCCACGATGAATGATCTCTGCTTTTTCAGGTCCACCAAGATGCGTAACCAGATGGTTCGCTAGAGTGGTTTTGCCTGTACCGTCGCATCCTTCAATGAGGATTAGCATCTATCCGTCCTGTTCACTTATGTTATAACTATATCACTCAATATGCTGCGGCGTGTAGAACGCTTGCTTAATTCCTTCATCTTTATCCGCTGCTTCGAGGAGCACAGTCATTGACGTTGACGGTATGTAGTACACGCCGTCTGTGTCTTTGAGACGAAGTCGTTCAATCACTGCACGAGGATCGTCTGAAACTTGCGCCCACTCTCGATTGATCTCGTGAACCACATTTTCGCTGAGACTCGGTTGGCAGACTGGACATGGAATCGACTTTGGTTCCGGTAAGCGAAGGAGTGGATTCTTGTCCTTCATTTGATCACAGTTCACTCGATGGACGATGAGACTCTTCCCCATACCAGAAACGATGTACTTACCGCCGAGTGTTTTGTAAATATCGACGACGAACCATCGTGGTTTCTTGTTCGTATACGACGTCGCAGTCGCTAGATGATAGCCCTCAAAGTCAAGTTGACGGCCTTTGTCAAAAAGGCTATAAAAGTGTGCTTCCATCATCACGTCCTCGCATTAAATCTTAACTCACGTTTATGGCGTGGAATTTCCGTTCACCGCCGTATTCTTCGCTGCATTTTGAGCTTTTCCAATCTGATGTTCTGCATCGAGTTGTGCTGTGAATCGAGCAAGAAAAATAGGATTGACTGAGACAAGAAGAGTATTATTTTGCGCTTTGAATCCTGTCGGATTTTTAATGTCTGCCTTCAAACTGATGCCAGTTCCTTCACCAGAGTCGCTCCAATTCATTGACCCTTCAAAGCCAATGCTCTGGCCAACGAGCACACCGCCTTTCGTGTGACTGATCTGGTGCGTAGCCGACTCGAGGATGACGAAACTGTTGCTGAAGTCAGTCGGATCATGCTGTTCGTCATAGGCAATAATTTTCTTCTCATGGACGCCGCCAGCTTGAGAACGATCAAGTGACGCTTGGACTTGCACGCCTGGATCTTGGAACAATGCCATGACGTCCGCGTTCAAGATATCATCATCAAATCCAAACATGTTGAACTTGAAGAACAGAGACTCTTGAGGAATCAAGTAATGCAAGATACTGTGACAATCATCTCGACCGACAAGGAAGAGATAGTGATCGCCATAACCAGGAGTGAGAGCTTCTTCTGGTGTGAATTGTCCGAGTGGTGCGAGCCGTGGATCGTCCATAGTTCTCCTTAGATTAGCGACATCGGCATTGGAGTGACAGTGATAGCACCGTTCTTTTGTCCTTCGCCTGATCCGTCACTTTCCCATTGCCATTTCCATGTACCAGGTTTACCGCGTGAAGCGATCGACATGATAAATGTGCCCGTTTCTGGATTTGTCATAGAACTTGAGCCAAAGAGATACGGTCCTTGGACAGCGCCGCTATTTACACGATAGCCAAAGGCGACAGTTGCTGGATTGATCGGTTCTTGAGTTAATTCGTCTACGAATGTCGCCGTGAAAACAAGTACATTGCCTTCATCGAATACATCTGGTTGCGTCGCTACCGCCATTAACTCCTTGCTTGTCCAATTCTATTTAACTCACGTTCTTACATTCGCAGAAGTGATGTTTTCTTCTGAAATTTCTTGCGCAAGTCCTGTCTCTACAGCAATTGATGTGTCAGATAATGTAGCGAGTGCAACGCCGCCGTCAGTTGTTGTGAAATCGACAATCGAAGCGCTAACTGGTGTGGCAACGGTAATTGAATTATCAAGCATTGTTTCAACAGAAGTTACGACGTTGTCAATTGAAGTAGCAATTGTGATCTCGCCGCCTATCACCGTCGAGTTTCCAGTTGAGACATTTATGCAAGTAGCGATCGCTGTCAAATTGCTTATTTCTGTGCCGATTCCGATAAGGTTCGTTATACCGGTCACGACGCCGACAGAAGTGGAAGTGATAACGACATTGCGCTGCGTGTACACGACACCGATTGCAATGTCAGTGTTGACAGAAACGTCAACGGCATCTCTTATGATACTCGTATAGCGAGTTACGAAGTCGGTGTTAGACGATTGGTCTGTTGCGCCAGAGTAGAAACTGACTCTGCGAGTAGCAACGTCAACGTTAATTGAAAGATCAGTAACATTTCTAGTGAATACAATGCGTTGAGTCGCCGTATCATTATTGAAGCTCGAGTCTGTCGCAGTTCTCGTTGTACTTGTCCACCGCGCAGCAGAATCGAAGTTCAGCGAAGAGTCTGTGCATGCTCTACTGGTTGATCGTGAACCAATTGCTGCATCGATACTCGTACTTGAGTCGGATGCCGACCGAATAGATGCTTGTGTTCTCGTCGTGCTGTCTGTATTCACTGAAGAGTCGCTCACTGCTCTCGTTGGCGAGCCAGTGGAGTTGATTGCTACATCTGTATTTATTGAGCTGTCGTTCGCCACCCGAATGAATATTTGAGCAAGACGTGTGATGACATCACTATTGAGCGAAGCATCAATCGCATTACGGCTCTTGAATGTAGCAGATCGTGATGCCGTATCCGTGTTTACACTTACATCCGTGCAAACTCGTATGAAGGCAGTTGACCTTGTCGCACTGTCGTTATTGATTGATGAATCAGTTGCGGAACGTACTGCTGCCGTGAATCTTGTCACGGTATCTGCATTGAGTGAAGAGTCAGACACCGATCGAATGAATGCCGCTGAACGATTGATCAAATCAGTATTGTCGCTACCGTCATTCACACTTCGGTTTGTGGATACGAATCTCGTCACTGAGTCAGAGTTTATAGAAGTATCAATTGCTGAACGAATGAACGCTTGAGTTCTCACTGCTGCATCTGTATTAAGTGAACTATCGCTTGCTGTACGTACTTGAACATTCGACGGTGAGGCAGCATCAATGTTCGTGCTTGAATCCACGGCACTTCGAATGAACGACTGAATCGCTCTGACAACAGCATCAGTGTTGATAGACGAGTCAATTGCAGTACGAACTATGAGTTTAGTTCGTGCGACGACATCAGTATTCACTGAAGAATCAGCACAAGTTCTTACGAGAATGAAGTATCGTTGGACTGAATCGATGTTGAGACTCGAATCGGATGCGGATCGAACCACGACAAATGTTCTAACTGTGACGTCACTATTAAGAGAAGTATCGACGGCAGAACGAATAAATGTTTGCGTAGCGCGAGTAACTGCATCAGTATTTGCACTCGCGTCGGTTGCCGATCGAACTATCGTTTGCACCTTGATCACTGCATCAGTATTCAAGGAAGCGTCTGCTGCCGATCGAACGAAGATTTGAACACTTCTCATAACTAAATCGGTATTCACAGAAGCGTCTGCTGCTGTACGAACTACAAAATGCGACCTTGTAACGGTGTCGGTATTCACTGAAGAGTCAACGGTTGAACGAATGAAAATCTGCACTGTTCGCGACACCGAGTCAGTATTAAGTGATGCATCCGTTGAGGTCCGGTAAATTGCTTGAGTTCTGACGACTGAATCGATATTCGTTGATGCATCTGTGGCAGATCTGATGAATGCTTGAGCCGTTCGAACAATCGCATCCGTATTGAGACTCGTGTCTGTCACAACACGCAGCCAGGCGAGTACTCTGACAACAGCATCGGTATTCAAAGAAGTGTCCGTTGCGGTGCGAATCAGCGGAGGTATCGATACAATTGCGGAATCGGTATTGACGCTGCTGTCAATCGCAGTACGAATAAAAAGTTGAGTGCTTCTTGTTACTGCATCCGTATTGATGCTCGTATCGGTTGCCAACCGGACTTGAGTGAACGTTCTCGTCACTGTATCCGTGTTGATTGAGGAATCCGTCACTGAACGAATGAACAACTGAGCACTTCGAATGACAACGTCTGTATTCACACTTGAATCGGTTGCTGCGCGAATTTTACTCTCAGCGCGAGTAGCACTATCAGTGTTGACTGATGAATCGACGGTCGTTCGGATGAAGATTTGAACTGATCGAATAACAGCATCTGTGTTGAGTGAAGAGTCAATTGCGGTTCGAATTATTGACTGAATGCGAGTTACGGCATCCGTATTGACAGATGAATCTGAGCAAGTTCTAACGGATACGAATTGCCGAGTCACACTGTCCGTATTAACTGAAGAGTCGGTTGCTGTCCTAACGAATGCTTGAATACGGACGACCACATCGGTATCGACTGAATTGTCTGTCGCTGTTCGAATCACAGTATGTGATCTGGTTACGGCATCAGTATTTACTGAGTTGTCAGTCGCGCTTCGAATGAAAACTTGAACTGTACGAGTTACAGCGTCGGTATTGAGACTCGAGTCTGTAGTCGTACGAACGATAGTTTGAGTCCTCGTCACAGAATCGGTGTTAATGCTAGAGTCTGCGGTCGTTCTAATGAATATTTGCACGCTTCTTGCGACGGTATCAATGTTCACCGAATTATCACTTGCGCTTCTGACACGAGTGAGCGACCGCGAAGTTACATCTGTATTGACAGAGTTATCAGTACAAGTTCGGAAGACGCCAAGGATTCGTATTGCTACATCTGTGTTCAAACTAGAGTCCGACACCGTCCTAATAAACAGTTGCGTTACTCTAGTTGCTGCGTCTGTATCCAATGAAGCATCAGCGGCTGAACGAATGAATACGATTGTTCTCGCTACACTGTCGGTATTCACACTCGAATCTGTCGCCGTTCGAATAAAAATTTGAACTGCACGAATTACTGCATCTGTGTTGACTGAGGAATCTACGGCCGTTCGAATTTCAATGATGAATCGGGTCACAACATCCGTATTCGCACTCGTATCAGAAACTGAGCGAATAAATGTTTGCGTTTGAGCGACAGCGTCAGTGTTTGTTGAAGAGTCAGTCGCTGAACGGATGAACAGTAAAGCAGATCTATTTACGGTATCCGTGTTGATACTCGAATCAGTCACTGTACGGTTGAAGAGTTTTGTGGTGATAGCCACGTCTGTGTTAAGCGAAGAATCAGTTGCTGAACGAATGAAAATCTGAACCGTTCGAATGACCGCATCAATATTGACACTAGAATCGGTCGCTGTCCTGATCTCAATCAGACTACGAGCAACAGTATCTGTATTCGCACTAGAATCGGCAGCGCTACGAATGAAGGTTTGAACTAATCTACTTGTCAAATCGGTATTGATAGACGAATCAATAGCGGTTCTTATTGTCACAAGTGAACGCGTGATGTTGTCTGCGTTTATTGATGAATCTGTTGCTGTTCGAATAAATATTTGAGTTGCACGCGTAACTGAATCAGTGTTAACTGAGGAATCGGCTGTTGTACGTATTCGAACAAACGAACGAGTGACACTATCAGTGTTGACTGATGAATCAGTGACAGTTCTGACAAATGTTTGAGCACCTTTCGTTGCACTATCCGTATTTACACTGGAATCGACAGCAAATCTTGTTGCCATGAATGCCATTCGAGTGACGACATCAGTGTTGACTGAAGAGTCGGTGGCTAAGCGAACCTTGTCGCTAGTAGTCCTGGTCGCAGTGTCTGTATTGACTGAACTGTCAGTTGCTGAGCGTATGAAGACCTGAGCGCTTCTTGTGGCTACGTCTGTGTTGACACTGGAGTCTGTCGCGGTGCGCGTGAGCGAGACGTTCGACGCAAGACGTACAGGTCGCGGCCTGCGCGGAACTGGGAATGAACGTCCAAACCGAGCCATTACCTAAAACTCGCTCGCTTAATGGCTTGACGAGTCACGAGCACCTTCGCCTGCGACGCCAATCCCGCACATACCGTGAACCCATTCGCCGCGTTCGTTGATGCCGGTGACATCGACGCCGTTGGCTGGTATGCAGTTGACGCTGCAACGGCAGCCGAGAACGCTACGGCATCAGGAGTACTAATCGTGTAGGTGAAGGCCGCGCCATTAATTGGCGTGACACCGCCAGTTGGCCCATTGCCGCACCAGATAGAACCCCAGTACGCGAGCAACGTACCTGAAGGCGTCGTGATGTCTGGAAAGAACGCGGTCGTTGACGACGCGGGGTTCGTCGCTATCGCACCTGAGATATACCATTGCGTGTTCACACCGACGCCAGAAACGAGTGAATCAATAATTATGTTGCTCAGACTGGTCGAGGCAGGAGTGACGGTGACAGTTGTAGCAGCCGCCGCAGCCGTTATGACAGCCACCCATGTTGTCGAAAAGTAAGAACTCCACGAGCCAACGGCAATCTCTATCCACGTAAGGTATCCACCGCTGTCGCTGATGCCAGTGAGAGCCGCGAACGCATTAGCGGTGACGATGATGAGGTCACCTTGCGCGCCGAGTTTTACGCTGGGGGCACCGCCAGAAAAGTACGGATACGACGCCGCGACCGAACGGGTGATAGCCACATCAGTCGCCGCCAATCTTGAACTTGAGGTAGCAGTAGCAGTTCGCCGCTGATGCCGCCGTCACGCGAATACGGCAGACGTGCGTGGCTGGAATGTAGAACTCCTGACCGAGTGGGAACTGCAAGATGTTCTGATTCGTCGGTGAGATGAGTTGCAGGTCGCCACTCCGCACTGGTGCGGCCACGGTGCCTTCACTCGACGCGCTGTATCCAGAACCTGTTGTCGAGAGCGTGATGCCACCCGCTGAGGCCACGTTCGAGTCAACGGGGCCGTCATAGGTCGTGACGTCATTCGCTGCGAACGCGGTGACGGTAGCGGCAACTGCGACCGTCTCACAGAGTTCTACTTCAAATGGTGTAGCGGCAGCCGTCGCGTCGAATGAGATTCCCCACTCAACGATGTACATACCCTGAGTGGCGTGAAGGAGTTGGAGCATTGTTTTGATTCCTGATGCGTTGACCGCCACCTTCACTGGTGCCGCTGCTGCCGCACTCGCGCCGTTGTTGACTCTATAGAGGGCCATTTATGACCCAGTAACAGTGTCCGTAATGGCGTTTGCGACTGAAGCCGCAGCGTCAATCGTATCGCGTTGCATTACGAACCAACAGGTATGTCGATTATTACCCAGTCAACATCTAGTTCAATAGGCGTGGTAGCCGTCACACTCGCGTCAGGACCAGGATTCGGCATGACGTCACCTGTTTGAATTTGCAAGCACAGATTTTGACTGTCCAAGATACCCCCAGCAAGTTGCGCTGCTGAGAATACGAATGAACCAACTTGAGCACCGTCGCAACTGATGATGAGACCAGTTGACAAGAATTGAACTTGCCATACATGCCACTGAGAAAAGTCAACGCCAGTCGGAGCGGTCATTTCGATACCAAATTGCGGTCCGTGATCCGACCAGTGGATGGTTGCGGACATCTTCGTGATCGCTTGGTTCTTTGTCGTGATCTGGTTAATCTCAGCGAAGTCAAACTCCGTATCAGTGCCGTAGTTAATCGCCATCGGAGCGATACCGGGATACGTATTGAACTTCATGCAGACGCTCTGAATGCTACCAGGTCCGACTAGTATCTTGCTATGAGTACCAGCACCACCCCAGTATGCAAGCGATGCTCCGAGAGTCGGATTGTACTGGTAACAATCGACGATGTTTGTCGGGTCCGGGTACGCCTGGAAACGTGCGATCGAGTCACCCTTTAAGATAACGTGCTGCGAGATGAAGTAGCCAGTAGCAGTACCGCCACTTTCACCGTCGTACGCTGTGCCGCTTCCGCCGTCAGTCCAGTTCGCAGAGTTGAGCGACGTACCAGGAAAGTCGTCGCTGAGCACTCGTGTATAACCAGCTGCTACTGCTGGAATGCCGAAACCGCTAGGATTCGTCGATGAAGGCGGCGGAGTAGGTGGAGGTGTCGGCGGAGGAGTAGGAGGCGGCGTCGGCGGAGGTGTCGGCGGCGGAGGTGTCGGCGGAGGTGGAGTCGGCGTCGGAGGTGGAGTCGGCGGAGGCGTCGGAGTGGGCGGCGGCGGCTTCGGTGGAGTTGGTATCGGCGGAGGTGGCGCAGGCGGCGTAGGAGTGATCGGCGTCTCCCAGAACTTTGAAACGTATGCTTGCGCGATCGGCGGAAAGTCTTCGTTGATCGGATCGTACGTTCGTCCAGGGTAGCCATTTGACTCAGCCGTCATAAGATCCTCTCGTGTGAAGATCTTGACAAGACCGGCCTCTTCAAGTTGCTCTGGAGTCGGCCCATAGTTGACTTTATCTGTCATGGTTATGAACCAGTGACAGTGTCCGTAATGGTAACCGCGTCACCTGAAATCGTCAATGTCGCTGTGGCGTTCAGAAGAGTCTCAAACCACATGTTGATGGTTGAAGCGACCACTATCGAGTTGAAGAGTGCCATCTTCGCGATGGTAACTGGCACTGTGTCAGTACCGTTTGCAGTGAATGTATTCGCCGATGTGTATGTGTTCGTGCCGGCCGAGTGAGCGTAGGTTGTAACGGCTCGAACGAGAGCACCGCCACTGGTAACGATCTCGCCGGTCAACTGAGTATCGGTTGCAGAAGCAGCCGACGAGTTCGCGGTAATACCCATGAACTGCGCCGGCGAGACTCCCTGCACGATTGTGAACTTGTCGGTTGTGCCAGGAGTGGAACCAGCAGTAGAACCCGGTGTGGCCGGGTTGTACCAACGGTCGACAGTGAGCTGGGACGTTGTGTTCGACTGAATGTTACCCCAGACTCCAGTCGTGTTGTCCACGACGATCATGCCAATGTAGGCAGACGCGGTGAACGGTGTACCAGTTCCAGTGATCGTGGTCGTGGACGAAGCAGTGGCTGTCTGTTGCGCGAGAACCACCTGCGAACGACCTTGACCTTGCGCCCACATGTCTCGACCGGTGTTGACGAGAAGATTCACGATGTCTTTGACATTGGCAACGAGCGGCGAGATCACTGGAGGAGTTGATCCGGGAGGACCGAACTGCGTGTAGTGAGTCAAGAACAGATCGTTTGGACGACCGTAAGGAATCTCGTAGAAGTCGGAGAGCATCTTGCCGAATTCCGGTTCGTCACTCCAGACCCAAGTCGGTCGAGCATCGAGGGAGTTCGCCATCCATGAGCCTTCAGGGTGAACAAGGTCGCAGAGTGCGGCGGCGCCTGCGCCGTCTGTGACGCCAGCTCGTTCGAAGTTCGTGATGCCCTTGTTCATGATGACGGATTCGTACAAATGCGCCTTGAACTTTGGAATCTCAATGCCAGAGTCATGAAGACCAGCATTCGTGTGACCAACGGTCGCATATGTAACGGTAGGAGCACCTTCTAGACGATCCAGGTGCGAGACCATTTCTCCAGTCTCAGTGTTTCGGAAAGCCGCTGCCTTATTACCGAGTTCTACAAGTATAAATCTCCTATGTGGATGTGATTGCACCTACATTTGAATATTACCATCTCAAGCATTCTTTTTATGCGACGCTAAGAGTAAGTCCAGTTAGAGCTGGAATACTCGGAGTGACACCGGCGCCTCCAATAGTCAAGTGCTTTGACAGGTACGCGAATGAGATCGTGTCGCCACCAGTCGGCGCATCATGAAAGGAAACTGCAGCGAGACTTCCCCATGAAGTGACTGATGTCGCGAATCCAATCATGTTCCCATTTGTTCCGGTAGTCGGATTTGAACCGCTAGGAGCTGGAAAATTCGCTGTCGTATTAGCGTACTCAACACGACTGTATTCTGACGTCGAGACCTCATTGAATGACGGTATCGTACTCAACCAGAATGGTGTTGATATCGATGCGACGTCTTGCCAAATGGCGCCTCCGTCAAGGATTGTCCCACCAGGAGTGCAAGTAGTCCAGTCTGGTTCTGTTGCCGCATTCGTCGTTCCAGCCGTCGTGCAGACGAAAATTCGATTTGTCCCAGTTCCAGAAACGGAGAATGTGTCAAACGCTGTCGGGATGATATACGTTCCGGCCGTGACGACGCTTGAAGGACCTGGGTACATCTCACTCGTTTGAAGTCCGACCCAGTAGTTAGCGGGCGCCGCAACTCCACCGAAGACTGCTGGATACGCCACTGCAGTTTCACCGTAGTAAGTAAGTGGCATCTCTACAACCTTACATCGTAGTATCGTGCATCATCTGCAGGAAACACTCCGACATCTGCCTCATCTGGAACTAGTCCCATGCATCGATGAGCAAGTGTGGCCGCTGTTGAACAAACCATACTGTTGCCGATGCTTGCTGAAAGTTCAAAGAATGGGATGAACACGCCGACTACCATAATAGCAATAGACGTCCACCCATATTTGTTACCGACGCACCAATTTGCGACTTGAACGGCGGCGGCACGTTGTTCAATTACCGCCTTGGTTGGGTGAACCACCGCATATTTCAAAAAGACATAGTTTTCGAGACTCACGATTTTTCCGCCAGCTCCTGCTTGCATTTGAGAGACGAGAGCATTTTTGCCGCCGACGACAACGATCATTGCATGATTCACTTCACAGAATGCTCGTTCGTACTCTTTATTCCGCAGTATGACTCGTTGCATCCAATATTTGATTCGTTGGCCGAATCGAATCGCTTTTGCAGCAATATGCGCTCGTTTCACGAGAATCATGTCGCCTGCTTCACTCGTTTTGCAATGAGTGCCAGAATCAAAGATTGCGACAGTCACTTCAGGAACTATCGCTAGTTTTTTCATCGTATCAAAGTAACCCAAACTATGATGATGATAACGATGACGACGATAATCACGCCGCCTAAGGTTATTCTCATTAGTGAGGCCTCGTTTCAAGAATAATGAATACCACCGTTGCGCATGAACCGATGATAGTACCAATTATTCCATACATCTGAGATTGCGTTGTGCGTGACTGAACTTGCTGTCCTCGTGCACCTTGTTGCTGCGCCATAAATTCATTGAGTGGTTTAAATCCTGCTTCCATCTGACTGGTAAGAGAGCCGATTGCTGCATCTCGCTGGTCATCTCGTGCTTTTACTGCTGCTTCGAACTCTGTGCGTTGAACATATCCGCCCCGCTCATTTGCGAGTTGAGTTCGTAATTCGTTTGCTTGCCGGTCTTTGTACGTTTGAGTATTGCGTTCTAATTTGCGCGCGTCACGCTCAACCGACTGACGTTGCTTTTCGTGACGTGTAATTAGTCGCGCCATTTCACGACGAGTACGCTCGCGTTCATTCATCAATTGTCGATTAGCTTTTACACGAGATTCTAGTTGCGCAATATGTTCACTATTTTTTCTTTTTGCCATGAGCCTCCGCTTTTTCGTGCACAGCAATCCACCATTGAATGAGTCCAACTTCTCCAGGAAGGCATCGTAGACGATCTTCGTAAATTGCGTTCTCATGACGAAGTGCTGCTCGTTCTGCCTCGTGCTTTTTATGATCTTGATTACGCGGATAAACGACTCGAATGTAGATGCCTCCGATGCCGGCAAGGATTCCGACAGCGACAGAAACATATGTTAGCCAATCACGAAGAATGTTATGAGCAGCTGCCGCCAGCACTAAGCCGCCGTGGGCAAGTGAATGTCCGTAAGCGTATCGAGAACAGCGGTAACAGCCGCGACGTCGTAACCGGCTTCACTCGCAAGCGCCTTTGTACCAACAACCCAGCATTCACCGATGCACTCATTGTCCCAGTCGATAGTCGCATCTTGCCAGGCTCCCCATGTTGCGAACGTGTCACCTGCGGCACTGTATGCAGCAAGCGCAATGTCATGACCCTCATTCGGATCTGGAGTTTCACCATTTGCCGTCGTCCAAGGAAGACCTTCTTGAAACAATTGTTCAGCATCATCTGTGAGACTTACTGCAACGAGGCAACCGTGAAATTCGAGCATCGCGCGGTGAGCTCGAGCAGCGGCATTGTCACCATTTATGACTCCAGCCACGACATTGACTTCAGCAAAGAACTCAATGATCTTCTGTTGATAGAGCCAGAGCAACCATGTTGCGTTTGAAACTCCCTGATCAGGATGCAGACCCTGCTCTCCCATCGCACGACCGTATGCAAAATAGAGACCTTCCGTGTACGCCGTGTGCGGAACTCGGAATCCCTCTTCGTAGAGAGTTTTACCGTCAGTCGTCGAGATCGCCGCTTGGATCATTCGAATGTGCTCTGTGGCAGCGGGTCCGCAGTCACCGTACTCATCGTTGCCAAGCATGCCAAGGTTTTGACCTAGCAGACCGTGACGAACATCTCCTGTTGGTGCCAACGGCGGAAGTGCAGTTGTCTTAAACTTGTGAAGTTCGAGTTCAGGAAAGTGCAATTCACCGATTCGTGATCCGCGCTTGCCGGCCAGACGAGGACGTGGTTTGTCGTAACCGACATGCGCGTACTGAGGAAGACCAGCAGTCGGGTACCCTGGAGGAGCTGTGAGGAATCGTTCATGTATCCAGTACCGAATAGCCCATCCGTTTTTTCGAGCAAGATCTGCAGCAGCAGCATCAGGAAGATGCACCATATGGTGAGCGTCCAACTCTGCTTGAGTCGGAGGAGGACTGACAACTGGTGCCGGTACAAGAGCGAGAGCTGGTCGAGTTGCAACAATATATTGAGTCGTGTCGTAGGCGTATCTACCGACCGGTTCTCCAGTGAACGGCGCTTGGAAGACCCAACCGTCTTCCATGAAGATCATCACGTGTCCTGGCTCAGCAGCAGTACCGTCAGAGCCAGCGATGAAGAGAAGATCTCCCGCTTCGAGTTTTGCGCCCTTTGCAAGGATGTAGACCTTGCATTGTTCATACGTCGTTCGAGGAATAGTAATGCCAACATGAGCATATGCTTCCATCGTGAGACCAGAACAGTCATATCCCTCTGGTCCGATGCCACCCCAGATATACGGTTTACCGTTCTGGAGTTTCGCCCAATCTAATGCGCCAATACCTGCCGTCTCTCTGTCAAATGTTATAAACCTCCTCAGGTCACGAAATTATTTTAACCAAACGTCAACTTCATAATCAACACATGATCATGACTTGTTGCGCAGTTACTGGCGGTGTATATGCTCCTAAGTCGATGCCTGCTGCGTTATGAGTTGCAGTTGCAGTAGCAAGTTCAACATTAGTGGTTAAATCATACGCGCCTAGTCCACTTAAGTTAGTTGCATACGCGTGCAAACCGTCAGATGTAATTACCATATCGGCGAGAAATATGCCTAGTGTCGTTGTGATCGTTGTTGTAAATATTTCTGATGCTACATCAAAGACTCCTATTAGTCCACTAGTACCGCCAGCGATACCAAATACGTAAATAGTCGTTCCTGCATCATTGATGAAAATGCTTTTACAAAAGTTACCGATGCCAATTCCGTAAGAGTAGTTGCAGTCAAACGTGGCGACTACTGTAGTTGTGACTGTGAATGAAGAAACGTCAACAATAGTCATTTCTGCAAAATTTGCTCCTGATGCATCTTGAGTTAGAACAAAAAGAGTTGCACCGCCTGGTGTGATCACAACGTCACCACCGTTTGCAAAATAGGCATAAGGAGTCATTGGAATAGTAGCAGCAATCGTAGAACTGGACACATCGATTTTTAGAAGCGCACTTGAAACGCTGTCAGACAAATACGCGTACACATATGTGTCGGATGGATCAAAGCACATACCGCTTACTGAACCAAATCCACTACCTACAGGAATAGTTGTTACAACAGTCAACGAAGTGAGATCAATGACAGAAAGTTGATGCGCCGAAGGATCAGAGGTGTATGCAATGAGTCCGCTATTTGAGATAGCAAGACCAGATTTCGAAGCACCAATAGTTACGGAACCAATGATTGCGCTTGTAGCAGCATCTACTGCCGTTAATTCATCAATACCGATACCAGTTGTGTAAAAAATCGTTCCTGCAGAGTTGAATCGAAGACTAAAACTTCCTGGCGAAACTGAGATCGATGTGGAGTAACCAAGTGCTGTAGAATAGATGTCGGAATAAGATCCTGCGCCAGTGTAGAGATAGTCAGTCATTGGATTAGCCGAATGAAACTTGTACGACGATTGTGAATGAGAGATCACCGATACCGCTAAGACTACTCGTTGTGATTGAGAGTTTGTGATTATTCGCTATCGTGTACGGAACTGAAAGCGGAAATGTCGTTTGAGTACTCGTGACGGCGCATCCTGTCAGTCCAGCGATTCCAGAACCATTGTCTTTTAGGTCTATTGTCACCGAACCGGTGCTTATATCGGCGATAGCATAGAGAATCTTCATGTTTTGCGTCAGTATGGAAGGGATGTATGGACCTGGATACGTCTTCGCGTTAATGAGCGGCCCGATGATCGCATACGGAAATGGAATTGCAAAGACGACTGCGCCAGCCGTTCCTGGCACCCACGCAACTTCATCACCGTTTCCTGTGGACATCGCAAACAAACCTCTTTGAAGTGTCTTTGGAATCTTGCTTAGATTGAGTCCCATATTTTCTCCTACGATCCCAAGTAAAAAGCCGACATGTACGTCAAGAACGTACCAGTTACTCCAAGTGGGTCTTGGTAGCCCCATGCGTATGCGGCGTTCGATCCACTGTTGTTGACGTAAAGTGAAACAGTGTCTGCGCTAGCGTTCAAAAAAACGATATCCGATACGATGAATGCCATGTCATATGAAGTCTCTGTTCCAGAAACCGTGCTGCCAAGTGTCGGAGTCGCTGTATCATTCACAATAATTTGCACGTTTGCGCTCACTAGCGGTACTGGTGGAACATACGGAGGAGATGCAGACCCACTAAAAGTCACTAGA